CAGTTGATTGCAAACCTTGAAACACCAAGTTTGCACCTGATACGTTTATTGCCGCATCATAGTAAGCAAAGTTTGCATCCAGATTTGCCAGTGGAATCGGTGACGTTGCTGAAGCAAATGTATTTGGGACTGCCATGTTTTACCTCGATACTGGAACTGAACGATTTGCTGACTGATACGAAGCCCAAATTGTTTGTTTGTTCTTCGCCAAGAATTGAACGCCTGTTTGGGTGTCAATGGCACTCATGTTGGCAATGTATGGGCCGTTGTAGTTGATGGTCTGACCACCACCGCCAGCCAAAAGATTGTTTGGAATGATTGTTCCCGCGCCTGATGGCATAAATAATTCTGGGCCTTGCTCACCAACAATAGCTAATTGATTTGCATCTAAAGGGCCACCACTGGCAAGCATCACAGGAGCTTCAACAGGACTTTTTGAAGCACCGCTACCAAAACCACCAAAGATGCCTTTTAACAAACCACCAATGCCAGACGAACCGCCTGTCAATGCAGTTAATTGCGCTTTCATTTGAATTGCAATCAAATCTTGAATGACACTTCGCGCAAAATCTTTAAATTGGAATTTGCCTGTGCGAACAAACTCATCAACATAGTTACCCATGTTTGAATAAACACTTTTTGCCATTTCATCCAAGGTTTTGTAATGATCTTGGAATTCAATCAATGCTTGTTTTTCAGCAAGCAATTCTTTATTGCGTCTGCTAAATGCATCTTTATCTTCTGATTTAATATCTGATCGAATACGAAGCTGATATTCTTTTTCAGAATATTCCAATGCCGCTTGACGTAATGCAATTTCTTTTTCTGACATACCAAGCGTGTCATATTTCAATTGCAACTTGTCACCCTCAACGCGCAATGAAGTCTGCTCTGTCCGATTGATTTCATTCATTGTCTTTAGAATATTTTGATACGCATCATCTGCTTTGGCTTGATCGTCCAAAAGCATTTGAGAATATTCTTGTTCGTTTTGAAGCTTTGCAATAAAGTTTTTATCTTGCACTTCTTTAATCTTTTGCGCGGCATCAATTTCAATTGCTTTTGCTTTTTCTGTGTATTCTTTTAAACGCAATGTTGCAAATACATTATTCTCATCACGATTCTTTTGTGCCATCTCCATCTTGGCTTCTTGAAGTTGCTGATATGCATCAAGTTCAATTTTGCCAATTACAGTATCAGCTTGCTTTGCCAAGGCAATATCATTTTCCAACTTTTGTTTAGCAAGTGAATCTCTAATACTGTTTTCTTTTCCTAATCCACCAGCCTTTGTATACGCATCAATTTTTGCGGTTTCTTGTTGAGCAACAATAGCTTTTTGACGTTTAGATTCAATTTCCGCTTCAAGCTTTGTAATTTGTTCTTGAATGCGTCTTGCTTTTTCTTCAGCTATTTTAGGATTTGCAAATCCACCAGTTATATCTGCTTTTGCGTTATCCAATGCCGCACGAAGACCCGCAAGCTTTTCTTCCGAACCTTTTTCTGCGCCAATATTTAAAATTGCCGCCCAACTACGTTTAGCCGCATCAGCAACAGCATTCCATGATTTTTCAAGTAATCCAAGTTGACGCTCTTGACCTTTAAGTGCTTCACTAAAAGCATCAGCAGTTAATTTTGAGGCTTCTTGCAGTTTGTTTTGTTTCTCAAGCAGTTCAATATGTTTGTATTGTTCAAGAGTCAAGAAATGATATTGATCATTCAATCGTTTGGCAGATGAAGCAGTGCCATCCATTGCAGGAATCAATTTACCCGCAACCACGCTTACGCTATCGCCAGATAATTTAGACACTTGCAAAATCACATTGCCAACTGCGCCAAGTGATTTTTCAGTGAACTGACCAGAAGACACCAACCCCATAAATGCTTCTTTGGCATCACCTAAACCAACGTGCAATTCTTTGCTGGCTACATTTGCAAGATTCTGAAAGCCTGTCAGCGTCAGGTTTGCATACTGGTTTGTCAGGATCATCTGATCTCTGAACGTAGAAGCTTCTTGTGCGCCTTTATAAAACGCATATCCCAAACCACCAACAGCAACCACAGATGCGCCAATTGCAACATTCATTGGTGTAATGAAAGAAGCCAACATCCTAAACATTGGGCCAAGACCGCCCATAGAGTCTTTAAGCTGACCGCCTTGTTGCATCAAAGCAATCATTGCGCTTTGACCTGAAACAATCTGCGTGATCAAGTCGGTGGTTTGATAAGTCAACTGAAGCTGTTGCTGACTATTCATTCCATTCGTTGCTTTTTTGGAAGATGTCGCCACAGCATCATATGCCGCCGCTTTTTCTCTCAATAAACGAACAGTCTCTGGTGCTGTATTTTTAAATCGTCCATCAGCAATTTCACGCTCAATTTGCGCGACTTTGGTAATCTCTTTGCCGTAGTCCTCTGTCGCATATTTCAAATTGGCAATTTCTTTTACTGCCGCATTGGTATCTCGCGTGATGGCATCTTTTAATTTCTTGTTCTCAGAAATAGCTTTATCAACATCAGCCTGAAAAGCGGCAGTGTCAATCCCAAGGACAACACCTAATCGAGCGATATTGCTTGAGGCCATTATTTCTTCTTCCCTTTGTTCATCTTGGCAATGTAGGCAGGAATAACCTGAGCCAGTTCGGTTTTCAGAATTCTAACAACTTCCTCTGCATTTGAGTCTAATGCAGGACGCAAAAAAGCGTGCATAGGCGTATTTGCATTACCAAATTCCTGCGACAAGGAAACCGCGCTTCGCTTGGCTGAAACCACAGCAATCGCCGCATCAGTCTCATTCACATGAATTGATTTGTAATCACCCTTGTTTGGGATTCTGGCATCCAACCTGATAGTGTTGCGAAGATGGATAGGGCCAGTGCTTTTCTCGTCATAGGGCGCATTTGCGACCGCGCTGGAGTAAACCCCTTGCATAGCGGCTTTGGCGGCTTTAACGACCGTCTGACGGGCGGCAAGGTCAGCCCTAAACATCTTTCCCATTTGGACAAGCTGATCCTCAAGCTCCGCAAAACCCTCTAAGCGGAACGTGCGCGGATTTGGGGTGTAGTTATTCATCAGCCTTTGCCATAAATTTATGGGCGTTTGGCGCACTGCTCATGAATGACAACAGCCGTTCATTGACCTGAGCCTTTTTCTCTTCTTCAGACAACGGTGGCATTATGTAATCAATCATGGATGGAATAATATCTTTCATTGTGAAATGCTGTGCGCCTTTCTGTATCTTTGAGTTTAGGTTGCCAGTGGCAAACCCGCTCAAAGCCAAAGCCAAAGCTTTCTGACCGATCATTCCATCTGACAACATGATTTCGATGTTCCGCATATCGTCTGTGGGGATGTTGTCAGGACACCCGCCGTGGGCAAAGATGTACGCCCTTGCCTGTAGGTGAATGTCCTGAGTTAGTTTTTTCTTGAGTCTTTGTAGCCGGGTTGAATGGCTTCGCCAATCTTCTCCAGCATCTCCACCTGAATTGCAAAAGGCCATTCCTCATCGATCTCAGCATAGGTAATCTGGCTTAGATCGCCATCAACTGGAATCAGCAATCTGATGAACTCAACCACCCGATTCTCAATCTGAATCGCCGTGCGGATCAGTTCTTTGGTTGACCGCCCATCAATGACAACATCGTCTTCTTTAAATTCGATGCCCTCAGTCGTAGTGTCTTTAGACAATCCTGAAATAGCTTTTTCATATCGTTCCTTTAAAGCATCCTCTGGTACTTCTTGAATGCGTTTATTCAAGTCTTCCAGTTCTTTAGTCAGCGGGACACGAACTTTAAATTTATGTCCAGCCAGATCGAATGTCTTGGTGCGGATGTTGGTGGTGTCACCAAATGCAGATGATAGTTTTGTCATGTCAATATCTTGTGGTTGGTCGAACAATTTTCTGGTAGATGATTTCGTTAAGCTCAAGCGCGTAAGAAACAATTTCATCTGGGGTCATTTTGTCAGCATGATTTTTTGCAATCTCATGCGACAAAGTGATGGCGGTCATTTTCTGTTGGGTGAACCCAAACCAATCTTTTCTAAGTTCGGCTTGAGTTACCAGAAATCCCAACAGATCATTTGTGTTTTGTATTGTAGTTTCTGTCATTTTTACTCTGAGGGTTCAGATGATGCAACTTCTGTAGATACAGGGTTGTATTTGGAGAGTGCTGTCAAACAAACAAATTCGACAGTATCGGGTTTTGCCTTGGCAAGAGCGGCGGCAACTTCGCTGGCCTTTACTTCCAACCCTTGGGCAACAAAGTCCAAGGATTGGTAAGTAGTCGCCAACACTTCAACAGCGTCAGCGACTTTCATTAGGAGTTGCTCCAACCGTACTGATTGCCGCGAGGATGGATGGTGAACACACATTTGGCCTCTGCGCCGGGTTGTGCATCAATCTGGAATTGACTAGCACGACCGTTAAAAGCGTAAGCCACAGTATTCGTTCCATCATAGGCGGCAATCACATAAGTGCGATCAATCAGACCAGAATATGCGTCAGCGCGAATCAACAGCAGACCAGCATCCGATGGATTCCATGCCGCAGTGATGGTCATGGATGTGGGTGCAGATTGCGTTGGGATTTTGTCGCTTTGACGTGAGCCAGCAACCATGAAGCTGGCAACAGCGTCATCTTGACCAAAAGCAGGGACTGCTTCGATGGTTGCTAATGCTGTGCCTGATGCGCCTGTACCGCCAGCGGATGTGCCAACAAGGGTTGCAACTTGTGCCGTCCAGATTGCCAAGTTGGCAGTGGTGAACGGTGCGGCACTTGTCTGCATCCAGAATGATGCAACAAAGCCGGGTAGGACTTTTGATGGTAATGCCATTTTTAATTCTCCTGATTAAGCTGAATTTGACCAACCGTATTGGCCTGAACGGGGATGCAGGGTGAAGACTGCTTTTGCCTCTGCGCCGGGTTGGGCATCAATCTGCCACTGGCTCGCGCGCGCATTAAAGGCATAGTAAATCGTACCTGTACCATCAGTCGCCTGAACGATATAAGTGCGGTCTATGAGGCCGCTATAGGCATCAGAGCGGATTTGAACCAGCACGGTATCAGATGGATTCCATGCGGCAGTGACCGTCAAACTGGTTGGTGCGCTCTGAGTCGGAATTTTGTCCGATTGGCGTGAGCCAGCCACAGTGAAATTGGCAACTGCATCATCTTGACCGAACGCTGGTACAGCCTCGACCAAAACGGCATTGCCAGTAATGCACAAAGCTGAAACTGTTGCAACAGTTGCAAGCGCGGCATTGGTTAGAACAGTCGGGGTTGCGCCCGGTTGCATGAACAACGAGGCACTAAACCCCGGTAAGACTTTGGCTGGTAACGGCATATCAATCGTCCTTCAAAAAAGTTGCAATTAATGTTTTATGTTGGAATGTCCAGAGTGCAATCGAGAAAGATTTCCGCAAGCTTTTGCTCATTGTTGTATGAGTTGTAGAGCCAAAACACATCAGCCTTGGCAATCCAAAACCCATATGTTGCGCCACCAAAAAGCCCAGAATAACCGTGCAATGATTGTAAGATGGTATTTGAAATTGTGAAACCATCTTCTATCAGTTGCGTGAAAATACTTATCTGGAATGTCGGTCGATCAATGCCCTTGTTGTTCTGATTCTGACCCGTAAAAACAGGCTGGTGGACATTGCGAAGATTCCAAGTGATGAATTTAGGCTCAATTGCAAAATTGCGGTTGAATGAGGCGTAGACAGGCACAGGGGTGACAATTGATTGCAACTGCGCCTGAATTGCCTTGCCATATGTGTCTGGATTGTTCTGTGCCATTAAACAGCCACCACAGGGTCATTGCGTACACACATCAGCATGGCGGTCATGCGGTCATCCGCTTCACGCACATTGTCAATTCGCCAATCAAAGCCGCGCCAAGTGATGGAATAGGCATTCTGGTTGTCAATGATGGTCTTCAGATTAGGTGTGTAGTTCAAGGTCATCTGGACAATGTCCGAATAGACCCTGTACTTATCCGCAATCTTGACATGGTTTGCCACAGAATGAACTCTTGCGCGAGTGCTGAACCACACTGATTGCGAAGTGGTCTGCTCACCAAAGTCAGTTTTCCCAAAACTCAGCGTGTTAACTGCAATGTTTTCAAACCGTGCAATTGCCATGTCTTACCTCACATGACCAAAGGTTTGTATGGGCGCAAGAGCGTAGACACGCCAAAAGGAATGGAATGCTGAATCTTTTCGGTCGTGTCACTGCGATTGTTGTACAGGTGAGTCAACAACAGCTTGCCAGCAATCTTGATTACCTCGTATGCCGCCACGGGATTTGCGGGGGAGACATACTCACACACCACAGGACTGGTCATATTGCTGTTCAGATCGCTTGGAAGCGTCTGCAAGACCACTTTATTGCCTGAGTTGTCGTAGTAGTAGGTTGTAGGGTCAACGGTCGTTAAAACGGGCGGCGTTGCATCATTCCAATACTTGACATTGGTAATTGTCACACCGCTTGCTGGTGTGGAATTGTTTTGGCTAACTTCAGGCAAATCCAAAGACAAAGGTGTGCCGTACAAACTTGCTGAGTTGTAGTACACCCGATAGCTTGTGGCAAAAATGCTCATGCCCAAGTAATCTTCAATGGCTTGACGAGTTGCAATCTCCAACCCTGCCAAATAGGTGTCCTGACTTGTGTCATCAAACAAGTTGAGTTGCTGGCGTATTTCAGCCAGCGTCAACCATGCGGTCGTGTTGTCCCGCGCAATCTGTTCAATCTTTTCGTAGTTGAATGGATTGCGGGTCGGCGCACCAATGTTTAAATAGCCAAGTTGGTCAACAGGCATGGTTATGTTCCGATTGAACGAACACCAGCAAACGGGTCACGAACTGTGCTGACCAAACGCTTTTCTGCGTACAGAGTAATAAAGCCGGGCGCGGTTTGTTCCATCGCTTGCACATTCATTTCTTCAATGTCTGCAATCGTCAAAAAACGAGGCCAGTTGGCAAGATAAATTGGGAATGCGCCAACAGTACCAAACGCATCCAAGTAAGGATTGACAACCACAGGCCAACCAAAAATATGAACACCAGCACCGCCGTCATCATCACCAGTTTCAACCAATGAATAACCACCAGCACCATGTGCATATTTGCGAAGTTCTTGCAATGCGGATGGACTCATCATCCATGCAGTGCCGGGCATCGACCAGTATTGACCCGGCAACGCATTTGCCATGTCCACCAGCAATTCATAGTCCAAAGCAGTGTGTGAATGACCAACAGTATTCAATGTGTGAATGCCATTGGTGATTGCTGTTCCGCTTGTGCCGTATGCGGCGGTTGCACCAGCCGCGCCAGCATAGTAATTCAAGCCGCGCAAACCATTTGTGCCGCCTGTGGTGGTGGTGGTTGAGCCAGCTTGGTCATTGTTGGATGCCATTGATTGCGCTTCCAACTGACTGAATTCCATGAACAAATCTTCGACAAGAGTTTCGTTCAGATAATTGACATCAGACATTACCGCCGTGCGAATAGGCAACTGTGCCACCAACACGCGAGTAGGCAACTGCCAAATGGTTGTGTCGATGTTGGGTGAGCCTGTGTTGGGCGTGAAAGTGTATGTCCAAGGGTTTGTAGAAGATGCGGCATTACCTGTCTTGGCTACAAATTGAACGCTTGAGCCAGCAACTTTAATTTGTCGTGCGCCTTGGCGAAATGGGTTTGCATAACGCAATGCGGCAAATGCGTCATCAAAATAAGTGCGACCACCAACATTGTTGCCCGAACCCGTGATTGCAGAGGCTTCGCGCAAATCAATATTGACTTTATTGCCTGTTTCCAAAGTTTGTTTGATGCCAGTCAGGATTCGTTCAGTGATGCTCATGGTGTTTCCAATTTGGGTTGCTAAAAAAAAGGGTGGAGGATTTTTGCCCCCCACCCTAAGGCAACGATTAGGTCGCTGTGCCAGTTGAGCGATAACGCACACCAGCATTGGGATCACGAACGCTGGTGCAAAGGCGTTTTTCGCCGTAGAAAGTTATAAATCCGGGTTGCGTCTGGTCATAGCGACGCATAACCATGTTCAAACGGTCTACGATTGTGTGGAAGCGACTCCAATCAGCAAAGTACATAGGGTACAAGCTGTTAGTGCCAGCAGAGCCTGTGGTGGCTTGTGATGGGTTGTCCAAGTACTTGTTCATCACAACATCAAAGCCCAACAGTTGACCGATGATGCCATCAGGATTCAGCGATTCAACTGAATTGAAGATGGGACGACCATTGGTGTCTTGCAGACCGCGAATTGCTTGAGCCAAAATCGGATTGACCATGAACTTAGCGTTCGGTGTCCAATATTGTTGTGGCAAAGCGTAGATAAGGTTGATAACGTCTTTGTACTGGATGGCATTTGCGCCAACAGTATTGACGTTGGATGTCAACTGGTCATAGGTTGCCAAGCTGTGCAAGCCTGTGGTTGAACCTGTGCCTGATGTACCCAGAGCCGCAACAGAACTTGTGCCGCCAGCATAAGTGGCATTTGCACCAGCGTATTGGTCTAAACCTCGCAAACCGTTCGTGCCACCGTAGGGGTTTGTTCCAGACTGTGCGGCTTGGTCATTGTTTTGAATCATCGACAGGGCTTCGCTCTGTGAGAACTCAACCAACATATCATCGACCACGTTTGCTTCCAAACCGTCAATATCATCCAGCGCGGCTGTACGAATTGGGAATTGAACGTTCAAATCTTGCAGCACCAACTGCCAAATACTGGTATCTTCAGTAGTAGTTGAGCCGTTGTTTTGAATACTATAGCCCCAAGCGGCTCCAGAATTGCCCGTTTTAATTCTAAATTGAAAAGAAGAACCATCGGTGGCAACAGTGCGTGAAATGCCGCGCATGGGGTTAGCCAAACGCAGAGCAACAAAGGTTGGGTCATAGCCTGTACGACCACCTTGATTGTTACCGCCAGCAGTCAATGCTGAGGCTTCGCGCAAGTATGCGTCATACTGGCTTTCATCTTCAAACAGTTTCAGTTCTTTTTCAACTGCACGACCATTTTTGTAATAGGCGGCAATTTGTTCTTTCACTGCACGGTTGACATCACTGCGAACAGTTTTGGCTGGTGCGCGAATGATTGAGGGTGCTTGCACAGTCGCCAGTTTTGCTTCAAAAGCAGAGAATTTCTCAGCCATTTCAGCTTGCACAGCGGCAATAGCTTCAGGGATTTTTGCTTCAACTGCTGAGACTGCTTCGATTTGCTTTGCTTCGATAGCGTCCAGCTTCTCAATGATTGCTTGGGACATGATTAACCTTTCAGTCGTTTATCTAAGGATTTAGACAACTCGCGCATTTCAAGTGCTTTGAGTATGTCAGCTTCGGTCACATCCACATCGGACTCACTCTGTTGTGGCGCAGTTTCAATAGGTGTTTGGATTACTTCACGCAATTCCAAAACTTTCTTGAATACAGATGCGGAAGTGACCGCATCTTTTTTGGAAATCCCTGCTTCGCGCAGAGCCTTTTCCAAATTCTTTAAATTGGCAGAACCATCTTTGCGGAAATATTCCAGCTTAGAAACTTCTGCTTGTGGGTTGTTTGGGTACATCACCACGCTAACTTCACGCAAGCCGCCTTTGGTGATTTGAAAATAACCATCTTCATAAGGGTCATCACTGCCAACAGTCATCGGTGTGCCATCTTCTTTGACCCATTGATATTGTTCAGCGTATGCGCCGACTGAAACACCGCCAAACATATTGGGCGATTCAGTCATGATTTGATACAGGTCAGAACCAGAAGTGGTGTTCATGTACAGGCGACCAGATGCGGTCATGCCATCATCGTCAAACTCAAATGAATGCCATTCGCCAACAGGCATTGAATCAGCGGCGTGATTCAAAAACATCGGCAATGGCTTGCCAGCTTCGCTGAATGATCCAGCCCAATCCATAAAACCTTCTGGCTGATAGTTGAACTTGCGACCATCTGCGCCCTCTCGCGCTCCCCAAGTGGTTACTCGCGCTTCAATCTTGCCAGTTGGTTCTGCCGCGCCTGATTGCGTTTCCACGCTCAGTTTTGCTTCGCATACCATCATCAAGTTTTTTGTCATGGATTACCTCATCGACTTTTGTTCGGTCAATGTCATATATTGTTTTGGGTGGTCTACCTAGTTTTTTCAATTTGGTAGGCTTGTAATCGTGCAAATATCCTACCATTATTTTAAAAATAGCGGACATTTATTTCGTGCCAATGTTCATTTTCTTGGTCTGATTGCCGCCGCCGCCTCCAGTGTCTTGCGGGGCTGAACCAGCAATTTTTGAGTCATTCCCACCGGATGCCATCAACTCATCACCACCCTCAATGTTGGCTTTACCCAGATATTCCCGCGCTTCATTCGGTGTCATGATGCCAGCCTTTACACCAGCAGTAACATAATTCATTTGATCTAGCGGTGCGCCTTTCAGGAAGTCCTGAACATCAAACTGAACGCTTAAATTGGGGTAGCCCTGAAGCAAAGATGCCTTGAGCTTTTGCTGGACATTGGTGATGATGGGGTACATGGTGGATTTGTAAAACTCGTCCAACATGGTCTGCGTGTTGTTGTATTTCTGATCCATCAAGTGGAGCATTGCAGGAGGTACACCATACACGCCGCAAATGCGTTTCATGGTTTGGTCTTTCAGATTGGCAAGGTCAGCATCCTGCAAATTCAGCATCTCAAGAGGCACATATTTCATACCCTGATCAAGCAACATACCTTGACCCGGCTTGCTCTTGTCAGTCTGCTGGCTTCCCACCATTGAAGACCACGCCTCTTTCAATCGAGCGGCAATCTCTTTGTACTTGGCATCAGGAATCACGCTGTCGGTCACAAACATACCAGAGGGCTTTGCGCCATTCAGCATGACGTAGTTTGCGTACACATCAATGTCTTGATCCAGACCCACCAATTCGGTCGCCAAGATACCTTTGTTGAAACCAGCCGAACCTTGCCACGCCATGTCTTTGCAATGCATGACTTGATGCGAAGCAAGAGGTTGGTCTTTGTTGTAGCCATAGCTTGGCGTTGACAAGCGGTAGCTTGGGTAGCGTGTGGGCGTGATGGTGACCGCAATCAAGGTGCTGTCAAGCTCGTACATCTCCAACGGTGTCTGGGTCGGATTGTCTTGGTCTTTTCTCCACCACAGGGTAAAAGCTTCACCAAGCAATTCATGCCACATCATCCACTGATACCAATATTCATATTGGCTCTGGAAATTATTTGGAGTGGTCAGCAAACTAAGGATTTGCTTGGCCTTGGTCTTGTCGCGTGGGCCAACCTTGTCGGATGCCAGCGCATCAACAAATTTGCCATCATCATCCTGCCACATGATCTTGATTGGCAACTGAGCCATTGCCCGTGCCTTGATGCCAACGCAAGTCATGACAGTCGAATTGCGCGTCAGCAGTGAAGTATCAACAGGGCGACCAGCATTGGTCGAACTCGCTGTGGTTACATAAAGAATCTGAGTGTTGACAGTGGCATTTTTATTATTGCCTTGGTAGACAATGTTATTGCCAAGGGCAGTTTGTCCAAAGAGCGTGTTGCTCTCTTTCTGCGTGGGCTTACGTTTAAAAACGTCTAGGATTCCCATTGGTAAAACTCCTGTTTTCGTGACTATATCACTTAAAACAATCTAAATCCATAGGAATCATTGACAAAAACATTGTCCAAATGACAGTGCAAAGCCATGATCAAAGCAATGATCCCGTCCACTTTTGCTGATGGATCAGCCTCATTTTTCCTCACTTTTACGTTACCGTTTACGTCTGTGTACACCTCGCAATTGCTCAATTGCCATCCAACAAAGGGATTGCCGTCATGCTTGATGCCTTTCTTCAGGATCAATTGTTCAGCGGTTTTCGATGGATTTGACAAGACCGCCATGCCCTGACCGACTTTTTTGACGGGTAGCCCTGAGCCAAACAGGTTTGCTACCAGCGCGGCGGCGTTGTACGGGTCATAGCCAATTTCTTTGACATCATGAATACTGCATTGGTTGGTGACGAAGTGTTCGATTTCATTTAGGTCGGTCACATTGCCGGGCGTGAGCCGCAGGATGCCCGATTTCACCGCCTGATGGTAAATCGGCAGATAGTGATTCGGAATCAGGTCAATCGAATCCTCTGGCATGAAAAATTGAAACTGTGCATACAAATCTTCTTCACCGTACCTGTGAAGCGTACAAACCGCATTCAAGTCCCTGCTGTGCGCCAAGTCAAACGCCACAAACGTGGCTTCAGGTTTATCCTCTGGAAGCTTGGCTTCTGACTCATCCCAATATCGGCGATCGACCCAAGCTGAGTTTGCCGACACATAGATGTTCAACTGCTTGCACAGGAATTCGTTCAAGCTTGCTGGTTTGTTGTTGGCTTCATCAGCCATGTGCTGGATGTGCGCGGTGGTCACCGAAATGCCCAACATGGGATTGGCTTTGCCCCAAACCGCAGGATCACTCCATTGATCACCCGCATCTACGCTGTACAGCAAACCAAACCAGTGGAATGTGTCATGCGCGGCATTCCGCAACACCGACTTGAAGTGCGACAAGTCCTCAAAGAACTTGGTGTCCTTGGTGAATGATGCTGTGGTCAGGTACAGGCGCAAAGGATTCTTTCGCGCTCCCATGCCTGAATGCAACACCTCAATCGAAGACCGCTCAATGATCTGCGCCGCCTCATCAATCATGGCGCATGATGGATTTTTGCCGTCACCCGTCTTTCGGTTTTCCCGACTCAGCGCACGGTAGGTCGAAGTCGAATCACCAAACTTCTTGATCTCATTCCTGAACACGACATACTTGGACGCAAGGTTTTTGTCCATTCCCTCAATCATGGCTTTGGATGAGTCAAAGCAAATTGATGATTGCTCCCTCGATGTCGCCAACGTAAACACCTCCGCGCCAGCGTCACCAAACATCAATTCAAACAAGCCAATGATGGAAGCCAAAGTGGTCTTGCCCGACTTGCGCGGAACAAACAAAATGACATCAGTCACCCATCGCTTGCTGTGATCTTTCTTGTCGCGGAATCCATAAATGCCAGCCAAAAACAAAATCTGAAATGGCTCAAGCTCAATCGGCTTCCCTGCATCCGCACCCTTAACGTGCTTGCAGAACTTGGTAAATTTAAGGATGTGTTCGGCTTTGGCTGGCACAAACTCATATGGCGCATCCTTGCGCTCCACCATGTCAAGGAATCGCTGACAAGCCAGCTTTACATCCTCACACGCCTGAATGTCCCCTCTGGTTACCGAACTCGCATACCGAAACGCTGGCTCAAGTAATTGCGAATAGCTCATCTACATCCGATGCTTTCTTGCTCACCCTGCCAAAAACATCAAGCTCTTTCAGGATTTTGACAATCTTGTCTAAACACTCAGTCCTGACTTTCATGTGCGCCGACACAGAAGCACCAGCGTTGTACTCATAAATGTAACCCTCAGTACTCACTACGGTATGTGCATCCAGCAAGGTTTGCGTAGTCATGACCAGCATACCAATCATCAATTCGTCAGAAGCCGACAGGTCGCCCTTGTTGATTTCCAACTCTTGCCTGATGGCAGTCTCAAAAGCCTTGCGATCCCATGTGTTTGGATTTTCAAGGAAGCCTAAAATTTGTCGAGGTGCTTTTTTCATGACCAAATGATAAGCCAATTTGACAGATTACGCAAAAAACTACCCTTAATGCTCATGTATAAGCTACCTTACACCCCCTTGAAAATGAGATTTCTACGAAATTGAC